TGCGGTGTGATCTGACGTTCTACCTGCCACGGCCAAAGGCTCACTTTGGCAGCGGGAAGAACTCGGCAAAGCTCAAGGCATCGGCTCCAACGCAGCCTACCGGGAAACCGGACCGCGACAATCTGGAGAAGGCTGTGCTCGATGCACTCACGTCCGCCGGGATCTGGCACGATGATTCGCAGGTCACCGATGGGCGGCTGCGGAAGCGGTATGCCACCGTGAACACGGGATGTGAGATCAGGATTACGGAGGATCTAGAATGAACGACACCATCAAAATTCAGGAGTTTGCGGTTAAGGAAATCGGAGCAATCGACCGCATCAAATTCAACCAGGCATTCCGCAAGTTTTTGGAGCGCCACGGCCAGCACGAGGAGATTGCCGTGATGGATCGGATGAGCGGACGCAACAGAAGAAAAGCCGGTAAAACCAAGAAGTAATCATGAACATCAACAAATGCATCATCGCGGGAAATGTGACTCGCGACCCGGAACTCAATCACACGACTGCGGGCAAGAGCGTGGTCAACTTTACCGTCGCGACCACTGAGCGATGGAAGAGCGAAACCGGAGAACAGAAGGAGCACACTGAGTTCATCGAGTGCAGGTCATGGAGCAAGCAGGCCGAGGTGATCGCCAAGTATTTCCGCAAGGGCTCGCGGATCTACATCGAGGGAAAGCTTAGGACTGAGAAGTGGGAGAAGGACGGGCAGAAGCGGCAGAAGATCATCGTCGAGGTTGCGGCTTTTGAGTTCATTGACCGCAAGGACGACCACGCTCCTCGAACCTCGGCACCTGCTCAACAAGCTGCTGCGAAGCCAGCGAGACAAGCGCCGGACACTTCAGACGATGTGCCCTTCTGACCTATGAGCTACGATCAATTCATTGATACCAAACGCAAAACACATAAACCGTGTGGATTTGATCCGGATCCGTTTATTGTTCCGCTGTTTGACTGGCAGAAAGTGATCGTCAGTTGGGCGGTTCGGCTTGGTCGCGCTGCGCTGTTCGAGGATTGCGGCCTTGGAAAGACTGCGCAGCAGCTTGAATGGGCAAGCCAGGTGTTCAGGAAGACGGGCAAGTCGGTTCTGATCCTCACGCCTCTCGCAGTCGCAGAGCAGACCGTTTCAGAGGCTTCCAAGTTTGGCGTGCCGTGCTCCTTGGTTGAGTCTGAGGACGAGATCCGGACCGCTGGAGTCTACGTGACCAACTACGAGAAGCTCGACGCCTTCTCTAGCCACGAGTTTGCCGGGGTTGTTTTGGACGAATCCAGCATCCTGAAATCATTCATCGGGAAGACGCGCAGGCAATTGACTCACCGCTTCTCATCAACTCCATATCGGCTTTGCTGCACGGCTACGCCGTCGCCGAACGACTACACGGAGTTAGGCCAGCACGCTGAGTTCCTTGGGGTGTGCACGCCTGCGCAGATGCTTTGCACGTTCTTCATCAACGACACGTTCAACACCGGGGATTGGAGGCTGAAAAAGCATGCCGAGTCGGAGTTTTGGAAGTGGCTCGCCTCGTGGGCGGCGTGCGTCGCGAAGCCTTCGGACATTGGATTTAGTGACGACGGATACGACCTGCCAAGGTTGGATCTCAAGACGGTGATGGTTGACGTGGACGAGGGTAAAGACAGAGGGGAAGACCTGTTCCGAATCGCCACCCTGTCCGCGACAACCATGCACCGGGAAATGCGCCTCACTTCGGACGCAAGGGCATCAGCGGTTGCGGAAATGGTCAACGGATCCGTCGAGCAGTGGGTTGTATGGTGCAACACCAATGACGAGGCGGACGCCTTAGCCGCAAAGATTCCAGACGCTGTCGAAGTGCGCGGATCGGACACTGCAAAGGCCAAGCGATCAGCATTGTCGGAGTTCTTGGTTGGATCCGCTCGCGTAATCATCACCAAGCCATCAATCGCAGGCTTCGGACTCAATTGGCAGCACTGTAAGAACGTCGCATTCGTCGGCCTGTCTTACTCATTTGAGGACTTCTACCAAGCGCTCAGGAGAACATATCGGTTCGGCCAGAAGCGGGAGGTGAACGCATACATCGTACAAGCGAGGACCGAGGGTGCAATTCTTCGATCCATTCAGACCAAGATGAAGCAACACGCGGATATGCAAAAGAACATGAAAAATGCAGCTTTGGAACTCAGATTGATCAAGAGCAAGGACGCTCCAGAAAAGACGGACATCGACGTATACAAAGGTGACGGGTGGGAGGTTCACCACGGGGACTGCGTCAGGGTGGCAAAGACAATCCCTGATGCGTCCATCGGGATGGCGGTTTTTTCGCCTCCATTCGCGGACCTGTTCACATACTCGTCAGACCTTCAGGACATGGGCAACTGCGAGAGCATGGACGAGTTCATGAAACAGTTCGATTTCCTCATCGCTGAAATCGCCCGGATCATGAAGCCAGGCCGAGAGGTGTGCGTTCACTGCGTCGACCTGATATCTACCAAGTGGAAGCATGGGCGCATCGAGCTTCAGGACTTCTCAGGCGCGATCGTGAGAGCTTTCTGGCGTCACGGTTTTCTGTTCCATTCCCGAATCACGATCTGGAAGAGCCCGGTCACGGAAATGCAGCGGACCAAGGCGCACGGCCTGCTTTACAAGACACTCTGCGCCGACTCGTCGGATTCACGGGTAGGAGTGCCGGACTACCTACTCGTGTTCCGCGCTCCAGGAGAATGCGAAGAACCGGTCACAAAGGACCGATCCAAGTACCCGGTCGACTGGTGGCAGGAGGTTGCAAGCCCTGTATGGATGACGGTGGATCAAGGCCGAGTTCTGAACGGCGAGGGTGCAAGGGATCACCGCGACGAAAAGCACATCTGCCCGCTCCAACTGGACGTAATTGAACGGGCCGTTGAGCTGTGGAGTAACCCTGGGGATACGGTTTACAGTCCGTTTACCGGAATCGGCTCTGAGGGATACGGAGCCGTCAAACTTGGAAGGCGATTCATTGGGTCGGAGTTGAAGGAAAGCTACGTGAATCAGGCGGTGGCGAATCTACAAAACGCAACGAGCCAACTCGCATTGTTTTGACGCATGAGCGCGCGCATTACCCATCCCAACCTCAAGTTCGTGCCGACCCGCGAAAGCCAGGCGGAAAAGGTGTATCAAAGATACTACCAGAAACCGATGAAGATCAGTCGCAATGAGGCATTGGAAGCCGCGAGCAACCGCGAGATCTACCACAATGCAGCAGCTATTGCAGCCGCCGCAGTGAGGTCCGGTCTGCTCAAGATGCCGACAAAGCGGAAGGACATCAGGTGAAGACTCTCGATCTGCCGTCGCACGAGTACATCCGCCAGGTTACGCGATGGGCGCAGCCACTGCCGGAGATCCAACCAAAGGAGCCTGCAAAGCCGCATCCGCTCAAAGGCAAGCCGAAGGCCTCCACGATCACGCCAGCGGAAGTCCATGAGATGCGACGCCTAAAGATGTCGGGGATGCTAAACAAGGAGATCGCCGAGAAGATGGGGCGGTCCTACACGGCGGTCCAAGTGATCGTGACGGACCTAACCAAGGCAACCCGCAATGAGGCCGATCAGAAGCGCGCAATCATCCGGCAACTGCGAGACAGAGGGGCGACCTACCGAGAGATCACGAAGGCCACGGGGGCAGGCAAGACAGCCATCCAGTGGGCGGTGAATAAGCCTGTGAGGCTTGCTAGGAGATTGCGGTAAAAGAAACCCAAACAAACCACTGGTCAGTCTCAGAACAATCGCTAGAGAGAAGCCGTTGACGCGAGGTGTGGAAACCAAGCGGCAACCAAAGAAAGGCAAGATGACAAAACAGTTTTATCCCCACCCTCGAAGGTTACAGCGCCCGCTTGCCTGGTGCTTTTCCACCCTTCGTGCGGTGGGGCTTTTTGTGTCATGACATACTCAGACAAACTGAAAGATCCCAGGTGGCAGCGGTTTAGGTGTGAGCGATTGGAGGCCGCAAATTGGAAATGCGAGCACTGCTGTTCAGACAAGTCGTTCCTCCATATCCATCACATGTTTTACGAACGCGACCGCAACCCGTGGCAGTACCCGCCCGAAGCTGTCGTTGTTCTCTGCGAGCGATGCCACAAGGAATGGCACGCCAACGAATACACGCTGAAGCTGACGTTGGCCAAAGCCCTGCGACTGGTGCCAGGTAGAAGGCTGCACGTCGTCGCCAAACACCTACTGGAGGGCTGCAGATGATCGTTGAACCAGACTTTCTCGACCATTGGAAGACACGGATGCTTATCCGTCTTCTGAAGGACGAACGGGCACCGATTTACGTGCTCCGACTGTGGGCGCACTGCCAGCAGCGTAAAACCGACCGGTTTACCGACTGGAATCCGGACGTTTTGGCTTCGGTATGCCGATGGGAAACCGACGGGTTAACCCTGTGGGAAGCCATGGGCAAAACCTTCCTTAAAATCGACGGTGGAAACGTGGTGGTTCACGGCTGGGCTGAGACCAATGCGTCACTGATTTCAGCATGGGCCAACGGTAAGCTCGGAGGGCGTCCGAAGGCCGTAAACATTGAGCCACAGAAATCCAGCGGAAACCCACCGGTTAACCCACCGCAAACCGAGCGGGTATCCGATAGAGAAGAGAAGAGAAGAGAAGATAGAGAAGATTGTATTTCCGGCGAGCCGGTCAGGGAGAAGAAGTCCAAGACTCCAAGGCCACGTAACGAAATCCTCGACGCACTGGTGTCGGCTTGTGGAGGGGATCCGAATCAGACGACCAAGGCCGGATGGGGCCAAGCTGCATCCGCTTTGGCAGATATCCGCCAAGTGGCCCCGAATGTGACCGTGGACGTGTTGCGCCAGAAAGCCGACGCCTACCGCAAAGCGCATCCTGACTGGCAGCTTACGACAACCGCGCTGGCCAAGCACTGGGGCACGCTATCAACCGCAACGACCGCGCATGACGAGTGGATGGCCGCCCAACTGCGGGCAGCCTACGCCGAGCCTGTCGTGATCAAAAGACCATGGGAGGTCGATTGAAAACCATCACTGCGAGCGAGATTGCGTCCCGCCTGGCTGACCGCGCTGAAAGCGTCTGCCGGTGGTTGCTGCCGAATGGCAAGCTCAGGTCCGGCGAGTGGTGCGTCGGATCTACCGGTGGCGAGGCTGGCGATTCCTGCAAGATCCGCGTGACCGGAGACAAGGCTGGGCTTTGGGCGGACTTTGCAGGCGACGTGAAAGGCGACCTGCTTGACCTGATCCGCGAAACCCGGTCGTGCGGGATGGGAGAGGCGATAAAGCACGCCAAAACCTTCCTCGGCATTGTAGACCCTGAAAACGTCGTTCCGGCTAAGAAGTACCGGAAGCCGACAAAAACGCCGCCACGGGCCATCCAGAGCGCAGCGCGGGGCTTTTCTGAAGACGACGCCATTGCCTATCTTGAGGGTCAAAGGAAGATTGCGTCAGGCACCTGCCAGAGGTTCGGGGTCTACGGTGCCGGTCGGGACATCGTGTTTCCGAGCATGTCACCGGAGGGCGAATTGGTCTCGGTGAAGTACATCGGCTTGGATCGGACACCAGACGGCAAAAAGAAGATCCGGCAGGAGGAAGGATGCGCGCCGTGTCTGTTCGGGTGGCAGGCAATGCCGCCGGATTCCCGGTACTGCATCATCACCGAAGGGCAAATCGACGCCATGACATGGGCGGGGTTTGGCTGGAACGCCCTGAGCGTGCCGAATGGCACTGGCGACGTGGAAAAGTGGATCGAGTACGAATGGCCTAACCTTGAGCGATTTGACCGCATCTACCTGTCCTACGACGCAGACAAGCCTGGGCGCGATGCGGTGGCCAAGGTTGCTAAGCGTCTCGGAGTCCATCGGTGCTTTGACGTGCGCCTCGAGGGCCACAAGGACGCCAACGAGGCATTGCAGGCGGGGAAAGGTCTGGACTACTTCCGGTCCGCTCTTGATTCGGCTGGGACGTTCAAACCCGCTGAAATCATTTCGCCGAAAGACGTGCAAGATCAGGTGATGGATGAGCTATTCCCTGATCCAAATGCGCCCAAGGCATTCATGCCGGATACGCTCGGAGGAAAGATCGCGCTGGATCGAGGCGAGCTAACCATCTGGACCGGCATCAACGGACACGGCAAAAGCACGTTGCTATTTCAGGTCGCGCTTGAAGCGTGCGCTGCCGGTCTACCGGTGGCCGTGGCCTCGATGGAAATGCCCGCCCGAAAGTTGCTCGCGCAGTCGGTCAAACTCTGCTCAGATCCCAAGTGGAAGGTCGAGCACCTGACAAAGCCTCGGGTTGAGGCCGTGCTTGAATCACTGGTTGGCCGCATCT